TCAAAAGCTATCGCAAGAATATGCAACCTTCATTACAACTTAATACCGAATATTTGTCTAATAAGGTGCATGACCCTGAGTATCTACCTGTAATCAATCAAGCGTGGTTGAGGTTTAATGCTCATGGTGAACTTATTAACTTGACACACTTAGAGAATCTCAATCGTATAGCACGTAAGAACCCTCATTGTACCTTTGCGTTATGGACTAAGCGTAATGATTTAATAAAAAAGTATTATGATAAACGTGAGAAACCAATAAACCTTATTCTAATCTTTAGCAACCCAAAGGTTAGCACAATTATGTCTAAACCACCAAAACATTTTGACAAGACGTTCAATAATGTGCTAGAGCATGAGTACCAAGACAAACAGAATTGCACTGGTCAAAAGTGTAAAGATTGCAGAATATGTTACACGATAGGTAATCAAATAAATACTATCGTAGAAAAAGTGAAGAAGTATTAATTAAAGGAGAAAACTATGCAAGAAGAATGGAAACAAGTACCAGATTTGTTACACAAACTAACGCCAGAACAGAACGATGAATGGGTAGGCAAGTACCTAGTGTCTAACCTTGGTCGTATAAAATCTATCAAGAATAAAAACAAGATACTTAAACCGTCTAAACTTCAGACAGGTTATCTAGTTTTATCTACTAAGATAGGTGGTCGTGAAGGTAAATGTTTAGCCGAGAGAATACACAGACTTGTAGCTATAGCATTTATACCTAACACAGAAAACAAACCAGAGGTGAACCATAAAAATGGAGATAAAGAAAACAATACTGTTTACAATTTAGAATGGTCGACACCTAGTGAAAACTCATTACACTCCGTACACGTTTTAGACAATAAGCCTCAGAAAGGTTTTAAAAATCCACTAGCTAAACTTACTGAAGAACAAGCATCTTATGTTAGATTAAAGTATAAACCTAAACATAAGTTGTTTGGTGCTAGGGCTTTAGCTAGAGAGTTAGGTGTACACCACTCAACTATACTAAAATATAAAGGTTGACATACAATGCCATATATGAAAGAACTACCTCATGGCAAATGGGTAGTCTATGATGACAAAGGAAAACTAGTCATCATGTCAAGAGACAAAAAGATTTGCCTAAAACAAATTGAAACCTTAACAACTAAGGAGAAAACAAATGATTGACTATACTACACATACTGAGCACTTCAACAAAGCAGAACCTTTTACTTACAACTATAAGTTTATTGATGATGCTATCAAAGAGTGCTACAACAATGGTTACACAATGCAACAGATAGCTGATGCTTTACGTGAGCCAATCAACAGGGTTGCTTATCGTGTAACTCTACTACAAGCAGAGGGTGAGATTGACTACAAGCTAAATACTACACGTGCTTACTTGACACGAACTTACTTCAAGCTTAGAAAAGATTTACAGGAAGTAGAAACTCAACTTAAAGGATAGAGTATGAGTGATAAAAAAACTGAAGGGATAGCTTCGGTTATCCCTATAAACCAGTACTACAATGACATATCAAAGATCATTGATGATGCTGAATGGATGGGTGATGATGAGACAGTAGACTTATACTTGCCTGAGAAAGAACAAATAAAAAGAGACATGGATGATGGTGAGCTTTGGTATCCTAACTTCTAATAGTACCCTGTCCAAGGACAGCCCTAGTATACCAACATTTTCTGATTTGTCAAGAAAAATTTTAAGGAGTAACTATGTATAAGAATATAACTACAAACAAAACACTTGGTTACACTGAGGATCAGTGGGGTCAACTCATAGAGGGTAACGGACTACTGTTGACTTGGTTCATTGAGTGGAACAAAGGTGACAGACAGGAAGCTAATATCTTGGAGTTCTTTGCTCGTAAGTATCAACAGTCATCAGGTGGTGAGCCTTATCCTATGGGTGGTAAGGTGGAACTCGATGGCAAGTACGTGTCACGTGGTGACGATCCTCTGGAGCCATACTTCCTGATCAATACTGATGATGGCGTTGGGTACATCTACCCTTACGCATTCGTTGCACTGCCTAAGAAAAAGGGTGGGCATACTGTAGTGAGGATGGACTGATGAACAGATACTATGTAGAGTTTGATAGTAGTGTTATGGATGGAGGATGCTACCTATATGTAATGGCTTACAATCCAGAGCATGTAAGAGATATGTTTCCAAGCTACAAGCTAGTAGCAATAGATCAAACAGATTAGGAGGATGGACTAATGGAAATAATAATTGATTGCGGAGACAAAGAACTAGCAAAGGCTATAGCTGATAAACTATCTGAAGAAACAGGCGTAGCCAGAGATAAATTTAAGGAGAACACAGATGATGTGGATACTAGTGTGGATGCAACTAGTGACTAGCCAAGGTGTAGAACACTATCAGCTAGGCACGTTCACCAAAGAAGCAGACTGTCAGGTGGCACTAAAGAAAGCTGTCGTACTTGTCAGCACCAGTTCAGAAATGCTTGCCTGTCTAGAAGTGGATACGAGACAATGAAAGATTATGATGATGGGATTGATAGAAAGTACTTATACGATTGTTGTGTTGGATTACTAAGTGATGAAAACAGTGACTTGAATGGAGTTAACTTTCAATTCTTAAAGAACAATAAGAATGAAGTTATAGTTCGTGTTTGGAAGGGGGCTGACAATGCTACCTGATGAAATGGAAGCTGAGAAAAACAGGAAGATGATCCTAGCTCAGGCTGATGAGATAGAAATACTCAAGCGTAATGTGCGTCAGTTACAAGGACAATATCAGTCTGCACTGATACACAACAAGAGATTGAAAGAGCAGAACGCTGAAGCTATGGTAATCATAGGACATAAGCAACAAGAGCTAGATTCTATGGAAGAAAGCGAGTGCTTCTGTGGTCTAGCAGATGAACCAGTGCTTGCAACAGAGGAGATATGATATGCAAATAAACGATACAACAAAACTAATGATACAAGAGATTGTAGTTGAATTGTTTAAAGAAGTACTAGAAGGTAATCTAAGAACAAATCAAGTGATACAACTTGAGGATTATTTACACGACATAATAAGAAATAAGGTTGACAATTACAAAGTAGAAGTGTATGGGGTAAGTCTAAAGGAGTATTAATATGACTTGGATTAGTCACAAAGAATGTCCTGCCTCTGACTGTGATAGCAGTGATGCTTTCTCATACAACTCAGAAACCTTGGCAGGTAAGTGTCATTCTTGCAACAGGGTATACCCAAGAGAAATGAAACAGCTTGACAATTGGGCAGAAGAAGAGTATCCAACTTATCAAAGCAAGAAGGAAGCATGGGAAATGCAACAAGAACAACAGTCAAATGTTACGGAGTTTGTCAAGCCTATATACATGGCATACCGAGGCATCACCAAGGAAACTATGGAGTTCTACGACTGTAAGACTTTCATAGATGGTATGGGTGAACCAGTACGTCAAGAGTACATCTACCCTTCGGGTGGTGTGAAGGTCAGGCAACTGCCAAAGACATTCAGTGCTAAGAATCTAAAGACTGATGAGTTGTTTGGTATGAACCTATGGAACAGTGGTACAAGCAAGATCATAACGATCACAGAGGGTGAGCTAGATGCTATGTCAGCATACCAGATGCTACACAATCCTAAGTTCGACAACCCTGTTGTGTCGTTACCCTCGTCAACACCATCGCACAAGCTATGGGAAAAGATAAACAAGTTCCTTAGTTCATTCGATAAGATAGTATTGTCTATCGAACACGATGACCAAGGTAACTCAGTGTCAGCAAAGATAGCAAGCCTGTACCCTAACAAGGTCTATCGCATGGAGCTTGACAAGTACAAGGATGCTAACGAGTTCCTGCAAGAGGGCCACGCCAAGACATTCAAGTCAGCGTGGTTCAATGCTAGGAAGTACACACCTGCTAACATACTGAACACACCTGATCAATTCCTTGGACTGTACAACAAGTCAGAGAACCACATCTACGTGGAGACAGGGGTGCAGGAGTTCGATGAGATGTGTCTAGGCCTGATGCAAGGGCACTTCACATTGTTCAAGGCACAGACAGGCATAGGTAAGACAGAGTTCATGCGTTACCTTGAGTACAGAATACTCAGTCAATACCCTGACATCAAGATAGCTACGTGGCACATGGAAGAGACTAAGCTACGATCTATCCTTGGCTTGGTGTCCTACGAAGTGGGTGACAACCTGACACGTAAGGACTTGATCGAGGACAAGAACGCTGACAGTCTAGTGCAGGAAGCTATCACTAAGCTTACCAAGGATGAAAGACTTTACCAGTTCTTTCTCAATGATGAGGACGATCCGCTTGACTTGCTGTCACAGATCAGGTATCTGTCTCAAGCGTGTGACGTAAACTACGTGTTCTTCGAACCTATCCAAGACATATCTGCCAACGCAGGTACAGAGGATAGCAAGGAGCAGTTCCTAGCTGACCTGTCAGTCAGGCTATCCAAGCTTGCAGCAGAGTTGGGTGTAGGTATTGTGACAATTGGTCACACCAATGATGACGGTCAGGTAAAGTACTGTCGTATGATTGAGCAACGTGCCTCAGTTGTAGTTGATCTACAGCGTGACAAGATGTCAGAGGACAGAGAAGAAAGGAACACAACCAAACTACTAGTAACAAAAAACAGACCAGTAGGTCCAACAGGATACGCAGGGCAACTACAGTTTGACCCTGACTCCTTTACATTGAAAGAAAAATATGCAGTATATTGATCCTTACGCTGTCTTTGCAGCAGTAATATATTTCTTTGGCGTGTTCTTGTATTACGTACACGTAAGAACTATATTTTATTTTTTAGAGAAACCACATGAGATGAGCTTTGGAAAGGTTATGTTCAGCAGTTCACTATGGATATTCAACGTATTGACTCTGATGTGGGTAGAGTTTACAGGAGAAGATGATGCCAGATAAGATTGTCGCAATGGACATCGAGACAGAATCACTAACTCCTGAAAAGATTTGGTGTATCTGTGCAGAAGATGTGCAGACAGGTGAGAAGGAACACTTCGTTCACCTCACCACACTACAGGAAGAGAAGGAGAGGTTCATTGATTACTGTAGTAGATACGATAAGTTTATATTCCACAATGGAATATGCTTTGATGTTCCTATTATTAATCGTCTTGTAAAGAAAGACTTGATACCTTTGGAGTCAGTCATCGACACACTGATTGTAAGCAGACTGGTTGACTTCGACATCAAGCATGGGCATGGCCTCAAGGCTTGGGGTATCAGGCTAGGTAACTTCAAGATGGACTTCTCAGACTTTTCTATGTTGTCAGATGAGATGATCAAGTACTGTCATCAGGACGTTACAGTTACATTAAGAGTGTACGATAAGTTCAAGAAAGAAATACATAATCCTGATTGGGAGTGGGCTATGAGGTGTGAGCACGACATACAAATTCTGTGCCAGACCATGACAGACAACGGCTTCTACTTCAACAAGGCCAAGGCTGAGGAACTATTGGATGAGATAGAGCAACGCAAGGCGCACCTTGAGGATGCTTTCCAAGAGGACTTCCCACCCAAGCTAGAGGAAGTCAACCGTATCAAGTACAGAAAGAAAGCTGACGGTACACTGTATAGCAACGTGACCAACGCACAAAAGAAACACGCAAAGACACAAGTAGACTGGTCACAGAAAGAACCTGAGTTAGTGTGTTACGACTTCATAGACTTCAACCCTGCCTCACCTAAGATGCGGATAGAAAGACTGTGGGATGCAGGATGGAAACCCTTTGAGAAAACGAAAGGACATATAGATTATGAAAGACAATCAGCTAGACCTTTTCGTTGAGACAAAAATTTGTTATCGTTGTAAAAAAGATTTACCTGCAACAGAAGAGTTCTTTTCAAGGAACTCACATAACGGTAAGAGGTCACACCTAAAAAACTTTTGTAGAGAGTGCGACAGAAAAGATCATAGAGTTGTTGCTAGTATTAAGAAGCTACCAACTACACCACCTAAGTCCACTAATTGTGACTGTTGTGGTAGGAGTTTAGAAGAGTTATCTACAAGAAACGTTCACTTAGATCACTGTAGAAAAACTGAAACATTTAGAGGTTGGCTTTGTAAAAGCTGTAACATAGGGTTAGGTATGCTAGGAGATGACGTTCAAGGTTTAACCAGAGCACTTAGTTACTTACAAAAACATGAGGAACAAAATGGATGAACGAGGACAGAAGTTTGCTAAGTTCGGATGGACTTTATCTGAGGCAAACCTTAACACACTGCCTGAGACAGCACCTGCAGGAGGTAAACGTCTAGCAGAGTGGTTGACACTTGAAGGTAGGCGATCCTCACTAGTGGAATGGCTAGGGCATTG